AATCCCGACCGGAGCACCTGTCTCTTTTTTCAAACAAAATTATAAGGATATATAGATAGTATTTTAACTTTTTACTCTATACACTCCTCTATAATCTAAAAACAGACACTATATAGACCTAAAAAGCTTTTAGGTGTCTCGGTGGTAAGAGTGATTGATGCCTTCCTTCAAGATTGCAAGATAAGAGGCCGGACAAAACGAAGTCTAGAGTCGTATAAGAGTGTAATAAAAGAATTTTTGTACCACTATCCACAGCCCGAAAAGGTGGATAAGAGAGATCTTCGGGATTACTTAGAACACCTGCAGGGAAGAGATCTGCACATAGCCACCCTGAAAACCTACTTCTCCGCGCTGTCAGCATTCTACGACTTCCTGATCTATGAAGAGAGGGCGCAGGTCAATCCAATTCTCCCTTTTAGGCAGAGATATTTAGACCAGCCCACTAAACACGACTATAGACAGATACCCGATCTTCAGAATGTGCGCGACCTCCTTGCAAGCATGGATCAGATCAACCATATAGCACCTATAGTTATCCTAGCCAAGACAGGAGCAAGATTTGGAGAATATTTCAGGATGGAGCCTGAACACATAGACTTCAAGCGTGAGACAATCACCTTACCTGAAGCTGCAAAAAGGCATAATAGAGTAATTCCTATGGACTCTGAACTTCAGGCGGTCCTGGAGCTTTATCTTGAGTGGAGAAGAGGACATAGGCGCACTAATTATCTATGGGTTTCAGAGGTTGGAGGCCATATACATAAGGATTGGACCAATGAGATAATAGCTTATTATGCTGGACCGCTGGATCTCCATGAACCTGGAGGACCGCTTGAGAAAAGACTTACATGTCATTGTTTCAGAGGCTTTTTTACCACCGAACTAAGAAAGGCAGGTATAAGGGATGAATATTTACAAAAGCTCAGAGGAGATTCCCTCAAAAAAGAAACATGGAAAGAGCATTACCTGTCTAAAGGCTACATGGGATTTGATAACGTCCGCGCGGAATACCTCAGATGTATGCCTGAATTGTTATGATAAAGGAATTATTCCCTTTTTATGGATTATTCATCTTATTATTTGTAGTCTGGTTTTTCCTGGTAAACTTTTATAGTAGTGTGGTCGTTTAATAATTCCAATAACACCTAACTTAATACTTGGGATCATTAATGGAACCACTAAATATCTACACGTTTGGACAGCATCTTTCTGTTATCACCATAGACGGTATCCATGAAACGACCCATTTCAGAAAAAGAATAATTGGCCGATTTGGTGAAGAGTTTATCACAGAAGTGTATAAAATTATATTCGATTGTACACCAGTTGGTATATTGAAACAAGATGAGCAAAAGTTTAAAGTCTTATATCCATATAATGAAGACTACGATCTTATTATAATCTACAGTGTAAAAGAAATAGAACCAATAAAATATTCATTAGTAACCTGTTTTAAAGAAGCATCGAAAAAGAGGGTGAGAGTAGATGAGTAAAGCCCGGATTGAAAGAAAAGGCGATGTTGCTGATTACGATATACAAAATGATAGCTTCTTTACTTACACAAAAGAACTGAAATATAAATCCTCTATAGATATAGAGGGAATTGTTCTGGACATTGCTGATGATAACTCTATAATGGGTATAGAGATCCTAGATTTCTCTAATAGATTTGGTATCAGCAAGTACGATGCTCAGCATTATAAATCACTGGCTGTAGAGGTAACAATAACTAAGCAAGCAATTGTTGTCGAGATTACCTTGAGCGTTTTAAAAAGAAATGCTGAAGTTTCGCGTATCACCGAAGCATCAGCAATTAACTCTATGAACTTACCCGTTGGTTCTGAGTCCTTGGCTGTTACTGCATAAGTGACAGTCTACGACAATTTTTATATGTTTCGTACAAACTACTATCGTTAAACATCCCCTTTTTGATATCTCTCTGTTATTTCCCGGAAAATAAAATACAGTACAACTCCAAAGAAAAGGCCAAACAGGAAAGCTGTGAATATGGACTGCAGGAACCACATGAACAGATCATGTGAGAGGAACAGCTTTTGATCAACTAACATCAGTTCATTAGGACTTATATTGAACTCCATGTAATCACTCCAATAATCCGGTTTCAGAAGGGTGTTTACTTTCATATTTTGGACCGCACTTCATAGCAGCAACTATTCTAGGAAGCCAACCGAACGGATCCGGAGAGAAACGCTTGTATGAGATCCTTTTAAGGATACGATAACGATAGATCAGAACAGCTGCCAGGAATGTTGCGCCCAGTGATCTAAGGCCTTTCAGAGTTGTAAAGGTCCATCTGAAATCCTTAACATCTATGTTAGAAGAAAGTGATCGACTTTTCTTCTTTTCCGGTTCAGGAAGTTGTTTCAGATCCATTTTATCAAGCCAGCTTTCATACATAGGTAATTCCTCCGGTTGGTTTCTGAAATAGTGAGTATCATATGACTGTGCAACACGCTTAGTGAACCGAACCCGTTCAACACTACATCTAAGTTCTGTTTTTCTGTAATCTTCTTCCGTCTCATATCCCTCGATGGTGAACCATAAAGGATAGTCTATTAGCGGGATCGCGAATTTCTTGACATAGAAGAAAGTCTCCGAGAGTTCCCGGATGATAGTATCAATCCTAGCAGGGTGATGAGTGATCAGGCAGACATCATTCCCGTTCTGGCCAGCCCAGGCAAAGAAATTATGCATATCTTTTGTGAAGTTCTTGTATTCCCGGCTGTTAAAATAGCGGTGTGCTTCATCGAATATGATGAGTGAATCAAAGACAGGAGTTTTTATAAGCTCCAGGTCACAATACTTTGTATATCCTAAAGTAGGATGTTTGATGGGATAGTTGGAGAACACCCACCCTAAAAAAGTAGGATCTTTCCGTCTCTTTGCATCATACCTCTCCATTCTTTTAAGGGCCCATTCAGTGGTAGTGAATGTTTTACCCCTTCTAAGAGGTGCAGATACAACGAAGACGGCCATAAGATCACATCACTTCTTCTTCTTTCCCATCAGACCTTTTGCAAAGGCAATTGCAGTACCTATTAAACCCAACACGGTGAAATACAACACCGGCGGAGTCAGGAACAGACCTAGGATAGTACTAACCATCTGGAAGACAAATGTCACAACCAGAGACATATTAGTTATATCACCCGTAATACTCATTGATTTGTCACCTCCTCCCACCGTTTCCCATGTTAGCGATGAGTCGGAACAGATCGAGGACACCCGTAAACATAAGAACGGCCAGTATCCCCGCAAACGTTTTTAGTAAAATGACCTGGTAGATATCCGTAGGCTCTCCGGCCAGCATTACCAAGATATCATAGAAATTCATACCAGCTTATTCCTCCAAAAGATCAGATGAGCGACCTGAAAAAGAGAGCAGGCTGCAATGATAAGCAGTAAGAAAATTATCACATCGTTACCCCAGGGAGTAACTGAAACCGCAGTACTTTGATTGAATGCATACGTTTCAAGCATTGTTTGATTCATCACTAGAAGCCCCCTTTTGACCAAATGCAGCAAAGATAAACGAATAGGTCAGATACACATACTCCAATGACAGGAAGTAATCCAATATTGAAAATGAGCCGATGTAATGAGAATCGAGAACTGTAAATACGTTATAGATTATTCCCGATAAAAAAGTAAGAATCTGAGCAAATTCAGCTGTTGTAGTCATAGCTTGAACCCCGCTATGCTGACATCTTTGAGGAAATAGTAAATCCGCAGCAAAACCACAATACTAAATCCTATCAAAATCAGAGTACCCCACGTGCCAGGGAATAAAATAGAAGCAACAGTCGACAAAAAAGAATAGATGGTGTTAAACAGGGTGGTAATTGAAGTATAAACAGAAACAACAGAATCTATCAGAATTGAAATCCAACCCCAGATCATAGAAAATAGGGCTTGGATTGGATAAAATATCGCATAAATTATGGCTTCTATTAAATCCGCAAAATAACCCGGTAAGCTGATTATCCAATTGTAAACAGCATCAAGAGTGATAAATAGATCATCAATTGAATAAGCTGCAGCCGGGGATATCAATGTATAAACTGATAATACTGACAAAAAAAGGAATCTAGTAATTCTAGACATTACCAGGACCTCCCCAAGACTATCAAAATCAAAGAGAGAAGCAACCAATAAGAAACAACTCCCTTTAGTTTGGATGGCATTGAATCAAACACAGCATCCATTATCAAAGAAGCAGGTTGTAATGAAATCAATGCAGATGAAAATCCAGTTGAAGCATACGTATTTACAGAATCTATTGAGCTTGATAATGACCTTAAAGGGGATGTAGTAAAATTCAGAACACCGGAAACAGGACCATCTATAGCATCAAATGTTGAATTGACAGTTGTATAATATCCAACTAAAACAGAATAAGTATAAGTGGAATTGTTAGAGGGCAAAAAACCCACGGGATCAGAAACCGTGGAGTTTGGGACGTTGATATCAACTGGGCCTGTAATCGGGATTTCAGGAATACCGTCTCCATCGTCATCAACATCATCATCGTCATCTATTCCGTCATTATCGTCATCATCGTCTATGACATCAGGATCACCATCATCGTCTGAATCATCACTGTCATCCTTTCCATCGTTGTTATCATCATCGTCTACATTGTCGCCAACCCCATCGTCATCTGCATCTACATCATCGGGAAGGGTACTTGTAGTGTCATCGGGCATATCCACCGGATCAGGTATACTGTCCTGTGGTGGAAAATATGGGTCAGTTGTAGGATTGGTGGCAGAGTAATTACCATTATTTGAAGGTGTGACGTGATAAGCATAGTCAGTGTCCTCTGTTCTTTCGACACTACCAACCAACTGTTTAAAAACGATATGATTATCATCATCTAATCCAACAATGGAATACCAATCACGTCTTATTACTAACTCAGCTTTCAAATAAGCTGCATCTGTAGACGTTATATTTTTTGAATCCATATATTGATAGTTGAGAACACCCGAGTATGGACTTTCTACTAAAGAAACCCCTGTTTCCAGGAAAGGATTTGTATCTAAAGTATACCACGTATTATTTTCATACGTGCCTTCCAGAACACGTATGATAGGTACATCTTGATAATAGAAAATAGGATTAAGTACAGACCAATGATAAGCAGGTTGCCAATTGCATGTACTTTCTGTGCAGTCGTAAGATGACCAATCGATAAATAATTCATCAGTTGTATCTGAAAGATCAACATTTACTGTATCAATGATATCGTATGAGTTTTTATCAAAGGAAATAATACCATTGGATTCAGGCAATGTGGGGAGATAATCACCTGAAATAGTAACATTATCAAGAAATACACTTCCACTAACCCACGAAGCACCGCCACGAGACATCGAAGTGGAGAATGATAGCGTATGAGTTCCAGAATAAGAAGATAGATTATAAGTTCTGTATGAAATAGCAGATGTGGCAGAATTACTACTGTAAGTACCAACACCTACCCCATCAACCATTATAGAAAGATAGATGTAACGTAAACCAGTACCACCTGTTGAAGAAGTAGATCGCACAGTAAAATTCAATAAAGCATTTGAAGGGATATCAACAACTTGTGAAAGTGTAGACGTAGTAGTTCCATCATCGATATCATCGCCCGCGACTAATCGTGCATATGGAGGATGAGGTAACATTGATGTACTCATATAGTAGCTAGCACTACCCGATGTTGTCCAATTCTGAAGATATGACGTAAAATCTCCATTTACAACATCTGCTGAAGAAGGAGAAACAGCAATCAGGAAAATCAATAAGAATATTAAAATGAAAGCGACACCGCGAGCAGCAATGAAAAGAGTGGCTGATTTTGTGTGTATGGTGGTACTTTGGTTCAGGTGAATTCTACTGCCCGCGGTAGCCCCTCTCATATAAGATAATTAGCTGATTAGCTTATATAACTTCGTAATTAAGTATATTAAGCACAACAAAAAATTATTTATGTTTCAGAGGGTTTTTTTGTCTAAACCTTAAGCACATTAAGCACATCTATATAAGCATTAAGCACAAAAATCATTAAGCACAAAGGTTTTCAAAAATGGTTTAAGTATATAACTGTTGTTGTCAATTGTAAAAAAATACACACAGTACAAAACAGTAACGGGAGAGGCCTGTAGACATTTTTGTCTACACAGAGCTACTATCTACTAATACCCTAGAAGGACACCTTGATTTACAAAGTTCCTGAGCTGTACGGGACCCTCTGAGGAGGGCCCCTGACGGGGAGTGAGACAGTAATGTACGTGGGCCGCAGCGGGGGGGCCGCCACCCCCCACTACAGCCGCGGCCCGGTAGTACCTGATAGCGGGAGTGTCTCCTCCTGGATCTCAGACGAGAGGAAGGTGCTTCGCACAGATGGCCTTCGGCCAGCTGGTCATACTGAAATATCATTTTTATGTAAATTCTAAAATATATATAGTGATATAGAGAATAACAATACATCTAATATATATATCGGCCTCACAATTTTTTGATTATGGATGATTATAGCAGTTTAGTAGGTCTTATTTCGCTTAGTTTAGTCATTATCACAACTGTTTCTTTCTTTCTTGGAAAAATATCTTCTTACTACAGTATTGAAAAAAAAGACAAAGAAAGATGTTACGTGGATGGATTTATGCTAATGTTATTATTTTTTATATTGCCTCTTCATATTATAATTCTGATTGACTTAATTCTAGGTTTTAAGACTAATCTTGAAAACGAGTACATTAAAATTAATACTATAATATTCTTGCTTCTTTTTTTTCAAATGATTATTTCGCTCATTGTGTTAAGTCTCGATATGATTCCTACCAAATTAATTCCAAAATTGGCTTCTCATAATAGTAATCATTTTAAAAATATATGTATATCATCTAAATTAAATTATATATTACGCCATGTCAAAAATGTAAAATCCCAAAAGTTGTCTATAGTATCGATTTATTGTTTATTAATTTGTTCACTTCTTGTACTTCTACCATGCTATTTTTTGATAAAAATTTACATTTATCGATATGTACCAATAATTAAAGTATATCTACCTCAAGACTATTCTATGAATATACCTATTATCTTATCTGTAACATATGTATTTATTTCTCTTATAGCACTTATTGCTTTTTTTTCTGAAAAGGAAGCACAATATCCAGATGTTACAATCCGAATGACTGATGGTTCGAAAATGCAAGGTCAATTAAGTAAATTTGAAAAATTTGTCATACTTAAAAGAGGTAAAGAAAAGCTGTACATAAACGAAGATAATATAATGATGATAGAGCAGAAATCTGATTAAAAAGATGCACTTAAGGAATTTCAACACTATTTTATTGAAAATTGAAACTATGAAAGAGTAGGGATATTTAAACTTTAGTAAGTTAAGTTTCTTTTCTAGTCGGAAAAAACAGCTCTGGTTGAAAAATTGAGAGAATCTAAAGGAATTAAATACCTATCATAAGGATATAGAAGGAACAGCAGTTTTGAGACTTTAGAGAAGGTTTTATAATACTATATACCCCTACATAAAATATTTTATCAAGCTTCATATAGTGTGTAGATCTTTGTTTTCTCTTATCGCTCATGGAAGTGAAACTATTTCCCGTAGATATAGAAAAGATGAAGCTGATTTTGGTGGTATACTTATACTGGGGCTGTTTGCAGCGGTGTACTATATTTTTAAGTATTGGCAATGGACTTTGGCATTAATTCTTATTTTGGGATTGATTGGCTTAGCTTATTACTTAAAGAAGAGATCTAAGAAAAAAAGTGCTAATAATGACTTTCATTATTCGGAATCGATTCCTCAAGTGGAGAATTATGAAGCGGTCCAGAAAGGTGATGAATTTGAAAGATATGTTGTGGATCTGTTTGATGAGAAGTACTTCACGATAGTAGAATGGACTACAGACAATATGAGAAAACATAGCAGATACGTAGAAGCCGATACACGCCCGGATCTTTTGATAAGATATAATCCAAGTGGCGAAGAGTTCTATGTAGAATGCAAATATCGATCTAAACTCTACGAAAATAAGTTCATGTGGTCTACTCATGAGCAGATGAATAGATATTTTAGATTTGCCTATGAAAAAAAGTTGCCGTTCTTCGTAATAATGGGTCTTGGTGGTGCTCCCAATAAACCTGAAAAGATGTATTGTGTACCACTTCAAGAAATAAAATATCCACAATTATACCCAAAAGTTATGATTGATTTTTATCATGAACCTGGACAAAACTTCTTTTGGAATGGATCAAGACTTCATTAGCTATCAATGAATTCAGTAATACCATTTTTTAGATTAATACAAGATAAAATGAGAACTGACTCACCCGATACCCACTCTCTACCTTCGTCGAACTTATATTCAGCAGATTTCTTGGTATTTTGCCAATTATCTGAATTGCAGTTATTTGTTAAACATTGGTAATACTATTTAATACAATAATAACACGTATTGTAAAAAATGTTAGGTGTTATATGCATAAATTCTTGAAAAGAGAAAATACCTTTTTTTTTCTTGACACTGCGGAAAGGCAGGTCGAAAGAGTCAGGGGATAAATCCTATTAAGTACAAGCATAGTGCTAATAGGTTCTAATTAAAAGACATTAAAATTACCCCTAAAATCTTAAAGAGAAGTGATTTCATTTATGTCAGCTCAAAATGACATTGTCTGTAAGTTTTCCAGTTATTTTTGTTGCGACTAACACCAATTGTCCTTTGAATTTAGGAATATCAATTTCATATGAAATAAATTGAATTGTTTCAGACATTTGAATATTAAGTAGACTCGAACTCGGCAAGTGAGAAATACCTAGTTTTTTAGGCGCAATAGAAGAATCTATTTTGACATAAAATTCAAAATGATAAAAAAAATCCTTATTATTGTACTTATCACCGATTGGTGGAGTAATCAAGTGTTCGTCCCGATACTTCAGTGATGATTCTATATCTTGAATTCTCCTTTCAGCATCAGATAATGGACATAAATAAGCAAAAGTATTGTATCGATAGACTTGTTCTAATTTTACTTCAGAATTTATACTCATTCCAAACCAGTATATTAAATCGTTTTCAATTTTGCAAGTTTTCAAATCCTTGATATGTCCACCTGGATAAGTTATGTGCCATTTCTCAGACGAAGGTTCAAGAGAAAAATGATCAATGTTAATGTTTTCCATGTGCAATTCAGGCCGATCTCTGTTTTTAAATTTTGTTAAGTAAGTTGTAGCGAAAGAAGGATAAAACAATATTTTCTTACCTTTTGTATAACAAATGCAACCAAGAACTTTAATATCATCGAGGGGAATTTTTGTTTCAAACTCTTCAGACATTAAAAGCTTACTAATAGAATCAATTTCATTTCCAGTATCGATTCTATTTTTATCACAAGTATTTAAAAATAGATGTGAAATATATCCTGTTTCTTTCCCATGTTCAGTTATTCGTTGGAATGGTTTAAAAATTACGCTTTTTTCATTTGGATTAAAGGTTGGTAATCCATATTTGAAACTAATAGTTACTAATTGAAGTCTCTTTTGAGTATTTATTGCCTCATCAACCATATTCCATAATCACCTATTCCATCATATTATTGGAAATTATGAAATTAAAAATAATTTCTTATATTTTTATTTGATAAACTCATATCACTTTCACAAATTCAATTCTAATTTTCTATATCTTCTCTCTCAAGAATCATTTAATTTATTCAACATCTCAGTGAAATATTTAATATCATCCTCGACTAAATATTTTAAATTGATAAATTCGTCTGGCTTTAGAGGTACGACTTGATCGTATACAGACGGACCAAGCATAATCAAAACTTTATTAATCATCTGAAAACTTCTGTTTCTTGAAAGATGCTGAGAAGAATGAAGCTTATTTGTATATATTCCCCCCATATGCCCAAACATTAGAAGATATACAGTTCGTTCCGGAGCTTCAAGTTTTGCCCTCTCACTAGCATTCAAAACTTGTAATAGTGGATAGTATAGTTTCTCAAGTCGTTTTTCAATCAATTCCATTTTATTTGATGTACTTGTTTGATTCAACATGCGAGATGTGAGAAATACATACGTAGCAGTTACAAGAACAAGAAGCAAGTTAGAAAATAAATTTAATGAAGCTATTGTATCTTGGTTTATTAGACTCACATAAAATAGATTTTCAGCATATTATTTAACTCTTATTAAATACAATTTTGTTATTTATTACGGGCTCTTTGTCATAAATCAGAGAACCATTCATCCTTTACAAAATGTTCTCTTCCTGTCGCCTTAGATGTTTAAAAAACAGGGATATTGGAATCGTCGAAATTCGGTACATTATTTTCCGCACATTGCTTTCTCAAGTGCATCATAACAATCTAAACATATGTACATCTCATATCGTAACTTCAGTTCCCCATGTGGGTTTCTTTCCTTAAACTTGATATACTTAAGTTTATCTTTAGTATTCTGGCATGCATTACATTTTTCCGGAAACAGTGCACTGTCTATAAATACATACATTAGTTCAATCTCCACATTTTATGTACACTATATGAGAAAAGTTTCCAGAACTATAAAAAGAGATAGGGAATAAAATCGTTTACTTTTCCCTTCATTTAGAAATCAAAAACCATTGTGTTCTTGTTTAAAAGGTAAATCCTACTAAACGATTGAACTCACCAAGATTCCATTCCTCATCCAAAGCAAATTTATAACCGGATATAGTATGGTATGCATTGTCTGCAATCTTACGCAGAAATCTCAAAGTGCTTTCACCGGCTTTAAATTCTTCATATATGTATCTTACGTGATTAAGTTCAATCTCTATACGGTCTCTTAATTCTTGTTCTGATCTCATCTTTTCACTTCCTATAAATCCGGATACAATCCACCCTTTACAAAATGCTCATTACCTTTTGGTTTGTACATGTTCAGGAAATCCCGGATCATCGGATTAACAATGTATACGCCCTTTTGCTGGGATCCGTCACTGTCCACTTTCTTAAGTAGAATTCCTTTTTTGACAAGCCTTTTACGTACTGCCTCATTAGCCCTGCAGGTCTCAAAGACATCACAGTTCCGGAGTGAATATATGACATCTTCAGGCTCCTTCACCGCTTTTGAGACGAAATCGAATAACATCATCCAGGGAACGATCATATCTTTCAGGTAAGATCCCGTTCTCCTTCAGGCCGTAGTGAATGAACAGGATCAGGTCCTCTGCAATGTCGTGATCTTCCCTGGCAAAGTTGAAGATCTGTTTGGCATCGTTGGAGTAAACAGTAAATTCGATCCTGCAAAGGCCGAAGGTTTTCTGATAGATCTTGATCTGGATCTTGTGGTCATTGCGTCCGGAGTTTATCCGGTTCATATACAGGATATCTCTTTTCGGTTGCAGGTCCTGGTCATCGACCTTTGTTATTTTGTCGTACTTCCTGGACACTTTGATCATATTGTCGGTTTTGACATCCTGCAGGTAAATCGTGCCGCTCTGGGTATTGTATTTGCTGAAAGCAAGGCCTTTTGAATAGAGGTTATTGGCGATATCCTCGACACTTGCCGGGTAGATCTCAAAAGGGATCTCTATTTCGGAGATCTTATATCGGACCTTGCCGAGATCTTCACCCCAATACTTCCTTACTGTGGACCTGTAGAACTCCATAGCATCTAACACGAACTTGCGAAGAGCTGCTATGTAGTCCCGGACAGTGAGACTAACTGTAACAGGCATAAAGTTGTCATCGTAGATCACGTTCTCAGGCCTGATGTTGTGGAGCTGCTGCAAAAAGTGGATCACATTGATATGAAAACGCATTATCCTTGGTCCTCTTAGCTGAAGTTCCCAGGAAGAATACATATTCTCTTTTCTCAGGACCTGTTCAGCTCTGCCTTTCTGGATCCGGGATTGCTTCACATGCTGTATGAACTTGTCCCGGAGTTCCTTATCAAAAAAATGATCTTCCTGGACATACTGTTCATCATATACCAGGAAAAAAACTTTGTCAATACAGATGCGCTCCATATCGAACTTGTGGAAATATGCTTCTTCCATAGGATCTACTCCAGAGGCCTTATCAGAAAATGAGTAAGGGTTAGTTCCTGGGAAGGCCTGTTTGTATAGCCTGGGCGATGGACCAAAGTTACTTCATTATCAATGCGCCAGTTAACAGCATAGAGTTCTTTACAGGAAGAACACCGGATATACGCATCATCCTTGTGAACGTGTATATACTTATGACAGTTCGGACAATGCTTACCGACTATCTTTGAAGTTCTCCGGATCATACCCCATGCCTCCGGAAAACCGTATTAGCTGCATAGATGGAGAACAACCAAAGACCGATCATGAACAAGCTATAAAAGGTTTCAGGGGTCATAGATCCCCCACTACCATCTTTTGTCTTTCTTGCTGCAGCTGTGTATTGAATAAGGTCTTGTTCTCCTTGCAAAAGTCTATGACCTTCTTCATGTCCATGTATGACATTCTGAGCCAGTCTGACTTTTCAGGACCGTACTTGATACCAACTGTGCCTTCATAGGTCCTGCCGTTCGTTTCCTGATCTTTGGACAGCATGAGCATTCCAAAGGGTAGTCTGAGAATTGGTACATCCTCAAAGTTCCCTCCTACGCTGCCATTGTTGTTCTTCTGTCCGTTCTGTGTGTTGTTCTTGGTATTTTCTGTCATGGTTTCACCTAACTAGTTTTACTATTGCCGTAGTAGGACTCAGAACTTCCCAGGAAACAACACCTCCAGCCTTAAATGGCACTTCATCAAGTAACGAGGTAGGAATTGATACCCGAAGGTAATTACCATCAGGTCCGTATGTCTGCACCCGGGAAATGTTCATAACTTAGATCCTCCCGGATACGATGTTTTCAACTACAGTGCACGCTCTAAAAACAGAGCCTCTGCTATTCGTTTGCTGTTTCATTTCACTGATCCTTGCATTGCTCTGAGTCTGGAAAACTCAGGCATATTATGGTATGATTAGCTTAGAATATAAGCTTTTTGTGCTTAACGGTTAAATGCTAACTGCAAAAAAGATAAATAGACTAAATATAATATATTGAATTGCCTCAAGTAGGCCCCTGCTGGAAACAGGGTAATACATGGGGTTCGTTTTCTACTGATCCGCGAACCTCTAAAGACCTATCATGAGAGGCAGGCAACCGAGACGGATTTAGACCCTCATTATGAGGATAAGAGTCTAAATCCCGACCGGAGCAC